GCATCTTTACTACGGGCCAATCAGTAACTATTGCTGGGGCTGGTTCAACCTTTAACGGTACTTACACAATTACGGGCACAATCCCATTTAGCACAGGCACAGCTAATATCTTGCCTGCCTTTAATATGCAGCTTAACTATTGGCAATTCCCACAGGGCTATAGCTTTATCCAATATGCAAAAGTAGCGGCAGATCAAAACTTTAGGCGCGTACTGCCTTATGGCACTATGACAGGTGACGATACAAAAACGGCTACCTACGCCAATACCCCAGCTATTAACGCTGCGGCGCTAATGCTGGCAGAAAATATCTGGACTTCACGGTTTAGTACACAAAACGGCGGCACTAGCCTAGACGGCTACAGCCCTAGCCCTTTTAAGATGTCTAATACTTTAATGGCATCCGTGCGTGGCCTTTTGGCCCCGTATCTTTCACCTGCGGGTATGGTCGGCTAATGCCTGCAGCTATAACTACTCTACGCAGCACAATAGCTGCAGCCCTGGCTAACCCTGGCGTATGGACGGTATTTAACTACCCGCCCAGCACAATGCAAAGTAGCAGCGTGGTGGTGGCGCCTGCAGATCCATATATCACGCCGAGTAATAACTCTCAGGCAACTATATCGCCTATGGCTAATTTTAAGATTATTATGACAGTACCAATGTTTGACAACGCCTCTAACCTAATTGGCATAGAGGACACCATAGTAGCTGTGTTTACTAAACTAGCTAATAGCGCAATCGTATTTAATGTTACTGGCGTGAGCGCGCCAAGCGTACTAAGCGTTGCCGCAGGTGACTATCTAACGGCAGATTTACAACTAAGCATACTAACGAGCTGGGCATAGGAGATAAAATGGCACTTACAGATGAAGAAAAAGCATTTTTAATCAAAATTGGCCAAGACCTGCCAAAAGAGATTAAAGAAACCCAACCAAAAGAAACAACAACACAGAAAGTAGAGGAATAGCCCCAATGGCAATTTTCTTATCAAACGGCGTAGTGGCTACTCTTAACTCAGTAGTGCTATCAGACCACGTTACAAGCGCAACAATTAACCGTGCCTTTGACGAGCTAGAGGTAACAGCTATGGGCGATACAGCGCATAAGTTTGTAAAAGGCCTTGAAGCTAGCACTATCACTTTAGACTTTCTAAATGATGATGCTGCCTCAGGTGCAGGATCAGTACGAGCAACGCTACAAGCTGCCTGGGGTACAACAGTAGCCCTAACTCTAAAGCAAACAAGCGCGGTAGTTTCAACAACTAACCCGCTATACAGCACAACAGTTTTAGTTAATAACACAACCGACATTAACGGCGCTGTAGCTGACGAGTCAACACAGAGCATTACGTTTACTTGTAATTCACCAATCGTAGTAACAACCACACCATAACTAAACGGACAAGGGGCTAACAATGGCAAGACTCAAAATAACAAGGGCAGACGGCAGCGTATCGGATCATCAGATTACGCCACGTATTGAGTATGCCTTTGAGTTATACGCTAAAAAAGGTTTTCACAAAGCCTTTAGAGATGATGAAAAGCAAAGTGATGTGTACTGGCTAGCCTGGGAGTGTTTACGCACAAGTGGGCAAACCGTACCGATGTTTGGGGCAGAGTTTTTAGACACCTTAGCTAAGGTTGAGGTACTAGATGATGACCCTTTGGGGTAGTGGGGCGCGGTAGCTTTGGTTACCTCATAGCGCAGCTAGCCGTGGAGACGGGTATTGCGCCTCAGTACTTACTAGACCTGGATACGTATATGTTTAAGAATATGTTAAAAGTTTTAAGCGATAAAGCTAAGGAGCAACAAAATGCCAGTAGAGGTAAGAGGCGCCCTTGAGCTACGCAAAGCTATTAAAAAGTTTAGCCCCGATCTAGCAAAAGAGACACGTAAAGAGTTAGCCAATCTTTTGGCCCCTATAGTTAAAACTGCTAGAGGCTTTGTGCCAAGCACTTCGCCTTTATCGGGCTGGGCTAAAGCACCTACAACTACAGGCAGATTCCCAATATGGAGAAGTAGCGCAGCTAAGGGCGGCATAGGCTATAAAACCTCACCTTCCAAACCCAACAGGGAAGGCTTTAGGGCTGTAGCTCGTATTGTAAACGCTAGCGCTGCAGGTGCAATCTATGAGACAGCAGGCCGCGTTAATCCTGGGGGCCGAGATCAGGCGGGATTAAAACCTGTTGTATATCCTGGCCACGCAGATTTTGGCAAAATGGTGCGCTCAGGTAGCAAAAATGAAGGGCGCAGCTCAAACCCGTTTGCAGGTAAGCAGTTTGTAGATGCTATAAACGCGGACGGGCAGATAGTAGATGCCAATAACCAAACTGGCGCAGGGCGCCGTAGTCGTAAAATGCGAGGCCGTGCAATTTTTAGAGCCTGGGCCAATGACGGCGGCAAGACTAACGCAGCTGTAATTAAAGCTATAGAAAACTCTAAGATTAAGTTTTACAATTCTATGGGGGTTAAATAATGGCCGTTGACCCGTCCGTAGTAATAAATATAGCCGCCGAGTTCACAGGCAAAAAAGGCTTTAAGCAAGCTGAGACGGCTACCGACAAGCTTAGTAAATCGGTTAAAAGTCTAGCTAAAACCTTTGGCCTTGCTTTTGGTACGGCTGCCGTTATTGGCTATGCCAAAGCCTCAGTAAAGGCTGCAGCTGCAGACCAAAAGGCCCAGCAACAGTTAGCCCTGGCATTAAAAAACGTAGGCTTAGAGCGCGATGCTGCCTCAGCTGAAAGATTTATACAACAGTTACAAAGCGAGTTTGGCGTTATAGATGATCTATTAAGGCCTGCTTATCAAAAACTAGCGGTAGCAACTAAAAATACAGCCGAGACCCAGCGCCTATTAAGTATTGGTTTAGATATAAGTGCATCAACTGGCCGCGATTTAGAGAGCGTGACAGGCGCATTAAGTAAGGCATACCTGGGTAATAACACAGCCCTAGGTAAATTAGGCGTGGGCATATCTAAGGCAGACCTTAAAACTAAATCTTTTAAGGAGATTACAGACGATTTAGCCAAAACTTTTAAGGGTTCAGCCAAAGCAGCCTCAGAAACTTTTGCAGGATCTATAGCTAAATTAGGTGTGGCATCAGAAAATGTTAAAGAGATTATTGGTACAGGCCTTATAGATGCCCTAAAAAATCTAGGTGACGATACAACCGTGGCAGACCTTGCTACCAATATGGAAAACTTAGCAACTTATACCGCTGACGTTATACGCGGGTTTGGCCTTATGGCTGCTGCCTTAAAGAAAATCCCTGGGTTATCAGGATTAACAGGCGCTAGCGTAGTTCAAGCTATTCCAATTTTAGGTAGTTACATAACTTTACTTAATCAAGCTGGGGCACAAGCTAGACGATCCGCAGAGGTCAATGCTCAAAAAAATCCTATCCAATCAGGCTCATATCTCAATACGCAAAAGAAAATAACAGCCCTTACTAAAGAGCAGCAAAAAGCCCAGGCTAAAATCCTTGCAGATAAAAAGTCACAGGCAATTTTAGATAAGGCTAACCTGGCTTTAGCTAAAGGTACAGATGTTTTTGATATGGATAAAATCCAACTTAACGCCGCCCTAATTGGTCAGGCTGAGGCGTTAGGCAAGGCAACTACTAGCGCACAGATCTTAGGCATAGCCAACGATGTACAGCGCCTAAAGGTTAAGCAAAGTATTGCTGACCTGGAAGATGCCATAGCCTCAAAAGATGATGCAGCCATAGTAAAGGCCACAGCCAAACTAAACGAGGACTTAAAGATATTAGGCACTTTGCAGCGCCAAGATGCCAAACTGCTAGACATAAACAGGGTCTTAGCAAGTATGAAGTCAACCGATCTAATTAACCTGGCTAACCTACAAGCTGCACTAGACCTATTAGCAAAGTTCAAGTTCCCTACGCTCACTATCCCAGGCGTTACAACGCTAGGTGCAGCTACGTCCAATGCTGGCATTACCTTTAACCCTAACCAAAACAAAGACCGTAACTATGACCTAAATGTATTGGGCGTAGGTGGCGATATGCCTGACAGCCTCAATGCGCCTGT